GAACAGTTTAAATATAAACTCATACAGGTAAATCTTGATGGATAATGTTAAACAATTAAAACTAACAACTGGAGAAGAAATCATTTGCGAGATCCTTGATTGGGCAGATGAACAAGAAGGTGATATAGTTGTTCGTAATGTTTATATGATTAATTCTAAAGATGATGATATGAGAGGTTATAGATATTACAATCTTAAACCTTGGATGACTTTGCAAGAAGGTGATGAGACTTTTGTCACATTAAACATAATGCATGTAGTTGCTCAAGGGAAGCCTGATCTAAAAATCTTAGGACAATATGATCAAGCTGTGATTAATTCAAACCTTACAGAAGAAGAATTGAATAAAAAGGTTAGAGATTACATAACTAAAATGAAAGACAAACTACAGAATCAAGCTGATTTAGAAGAAGAGTTTGAAAATGTAGTTTGGTTTCCAGGGAGTGATAAATTACATTAATGGAAGATGATGCTGCTTATCAAAAATATAAACACCATAGGCAATGGTTTAACAAACTATGGGTTTCTCATAAGTTTAACCATGTTTGTGGTCCTGCAGGTACAGATATTCCTAAAGATGGTGTTTATGTTATTAGACCAATATATAATCTTGGTGGAATGGGAGCTGGAGCATCTCTTAAAGAATTAAAACAAGCTGATTGTAGATCAGTACCTCCTGGATATTTTTGGTGTGAATACTTTAAAGGAACACACTACTCTGTAAACTATAAATGGAAAACAGATCATATAACTGGAGGAGAATGGGAAGGGACATCTTGTTGGATTGGAACTAACCTTCCAATAAATTTGTCGAAGTTTGTAGATTGGAAAAAATCTTCATTCATACCCAAAGCACCTATAGAACTAAAACCATTAAGTGATGTAAAAGAAATAAATGTTGAGTTCATAGATGATAAAGTAATTGAAGTTCATTTAAGACATTCACCAGACCCAGACTATGATCATATAATTCCAGTTTGGTCTTCAGATCTAGGTCCTAAAAAAGATCATATGGAAATGCATGGATATGACTTTATCGAAGCTTACGATGATGCAAATGGTTACATAGATGACCCGCGCATTGGATTTTTAGTGAAATAGTATACTGCCGGCCCACCATGGGCAATAAGATTATACATCTATTTCAACAACTTGTCAACAGTTTTTTTTAGTTGATCTATAAAAAAATTTGTTATATTATATTAAAAACTTGAGGTTTATTATGGCAAAAAAAGATAACATACATTATGTAAACAACAAAGAATTTTCCCAAGCAGTCGTAGATTATTGTACAGTAGTTACTGAAGCAAAGAACAGTGATGATAACATACCTGTTGTTCCAGATTATATCGCTCAGTGTTTCTTAAAGATAGCTGAAGGTCTGTCACACAAATCTAATTTTATAAGATATACATACCGCGAAGAGATGGTTATGGATGCTGTTGAGAATTGTTTAAAAGCCATTAAGAACTATAATGTAGAAACTGCAACTAGAACAGGTAATCCCAATGCGTTTGCTTATTTCACTCAAATCTCGTGGTATGCTTTTCTACGCCGTATTGCCAAAGAAAAGAAACAATTTGATATCAAACAAAAGTATATGACATCATCTGGGATAGAACAATTCATAATGACTCAAGAAGGTGATACTGCATCTCAACAAGTTGTCCAAGCATTTGTAGATACATTAAAAGATCGTATTGATAAAGTAAAAGAAAAAGATGATGTATTAAAAGAGTTTGCTGTACAAGAAAAGAAAAGAGCAAAACGATCAGCTAGTCCTGTTGATTCAGATTTGAGTAACTTCCTATGAGAATATTGATAATGGGTTTACCCGGTGCTGGTAAAACACACTTAGCAAAAAGATTGCAAGTACATTTAAACTGTGCTTGGTATAATGCAGACAAAGTCAGAGAGATGGCAAACGATTACGACTTTACTGAACAAGGTCGTAGACGTCAGTCTGAACGTATGAATTGTTTAGCTACGTTCGAAGGTACAAGAGCTCGAACAGTAATATGTGATTTTGTTTGTCCTACTGGAGAAACCAGAAAGACGTTTTCAGCTGACATTACTATATGGATGGATACAATAGCTGCTGGGAGATATACTGACACTAATCAGTTATTTGAACAACCAACAGAAGTTGATTATCACATAAAAGGTTTTATGAGTGAAGAAGAGATCCTTAACTTTGCTAATCAACTTAAAGAAGAACGTCATGTTTGATCCTCAAAAACCTACTACTCAAATGCTTGGTAGGTGGCAACCTTGGCATAAAGGACATACAGAATTATTTAAAAAAGCGTTGTCTGAAACTGGTCAAGTGTGTATAATGGTTAGAGACGTTAGTGGTATTGTTGGTAAAGATGCTGGTGGCGGACGAACAGTAAAGCAAAACGATAATCCATTTCATTTAAGAAATGTGAGAGGACGTATTGAAGATGCTTTAGCTGAAGAAGGATATACTAATGGTATTGAATATACAATACAACCAGTACCAAATATTGTTGACATTAGCTATGGTCGTGGTGTAGGATATACATTTACAGAACACGATCTAGGTGAAGAGATTCACAATATCAGTTCGACTAAAATTAGAAGGCAGATGAGGAGGGAAGGGAAACTCGATGCGCGTGGCAATACTAAATGACACTCATTGTGGGACTCGCAATAGTAGCGACATATTTCTCGATAACGCAGAAAAATTTTATAGCGATGTATTTTTTCCTTATCTTTTGGAGCATAACATTCGCCATATCATTCACCTTGGTGATTATTATGATAACAGGAAGTTTATCAACTTCCGTGCTCTTAACCGTAACCGTCATGCATTTCTTAAACCGCTTAGAGATCTAGGTATCACCATGGATATTATCCGTGGTAATCATGACACATATTATAAGAACACAGGTGAGTTAAATAGTCTAAAAGAGTTACTTGGTCACTATATGAACGAAGTAACTATCATTCATAAACCAACAGTTATGGAATATGGTTCATTGAAGATAGGACTTGTTCCATGGATTGATGATCAATGTGAAAAAGAATCTATGGAGTTCTTAGCCAAAGCTAAGTGTGACTGGATTGGAGGTCATTTTGATATAGTTGGTTATGAGATGTTAAGAGGTATAAGATGTGAACATGGAATAGATAAATCTGTATTCAAAAGATTTGAGAGAGTTTTGTCTGGACATTTTCATGTCAAGTCAGAACAAGATAATATAATGTATCTTGGATCACAAATGGAGTTCTTTTGGAATGATGCGCATGATAACAAATACTTTCACATTCTTGATACGGAAACTAGAGAGATTACCGCGATTAGAAATCCTCACACTTTATTTCATCGTATTAGGTATGACGATACCAATACTGATTACCTTCATTATCCTTTGGATGAGGTCGATGGAAAATTTGTTAAAGTTGTTGTGGTAAACAAAGCTGATACTTTTACATTTGATAGATTCATAGATAGAATAAACAATAGAGAGATCCTTGAGTTAAAGATAGCAGAAAATTTTAATGAATTTGTAGGATCTAATGTTGACGATGAGAGTGTTTCAGTGGAAGATACTCCTACGTTACTTAATAGTTACATTGATGCTGTAGATACAGATCTTGATAAGGATCGTATCAAAGTTGAAATGTCTAACCTTATGACCGAAGCACAAGCTCTAGAAATAGTATGATTACATTTAAAACTCTGAGGTGGAAGAACTTCCTATCCACTGGTAACAATTGGTGTGACCTTAACTTCCAAGAAGCTAAAACAACTCTTGTCGTAGGTCAGAATGGTGCTGGTAAATCAACAATGCTAGATGCATTATCCTTTGCATTGTTTGGTAGAGCACATAGGAATATATCTAAGGCACAACTAATTAATAGTATAAACAATAAAGGAACAATAGTAGAGGTTACATTTAATGTTCTTGGATCAGACTTTAAGATCATTAGAGGTATAAAACCAAACAAGTTTGAGATATGGCGTGGTGAGACTATGTTGAATCAAGACTCCCATGCTAAAGAGTACCAGAAGATCCTCGAGCAAAACATCTTGAAGCTTAATCATAAAAGCTTCCATCAGATCGTAGTGCTAGGCTCCTCCTCCTTCATTCCCTTCATGCAGCTAAGCGCTCAGAATCGAAGAGATGTGATCGAGGATCTTCTGGACATTAATGTATTCTCAAAAATGAATAATATTCTAAAGGAAAAGAACTCTTTACTAAAGGATAGTATAAAAGATGTCTCACATCAGATTGAGGTCATTAAGACAAAGGTCGATGCTCAAAGGAAATACATCAAAGATGTTAAAGCAATCAACGATGAACAAAAAGAAGAGAAGCTCAAACTCATTGAGGATTACCGAGATGAGATCAAGACTCTCAATGCAAAGAACGCAACACTATCATCCTTCGTGGAAGACAAACTACTTTCAAGCACAGAGCGTAAGCAAGATGCGCAAGAAAAGATTAACGAGCTTACTTCGTTCAGGGCAAAGTTCCAGGCCGATATCAAGAAACTCGTTAAGGAACTCAAATTCTTCGAGGATAACGATACCTGCCCCACATGTACCCAACCCATCACAGAGGAAACGAAAGAATCCCATATCATGGAAGGCAAAGCAAGAGCTAAGGAGCTTAATGCCGCATTGGAAACTGCTGAGGCTTCTTTGGGAAGACGAAACGAGGTATTGGCATCCGCTGAAGAACAAATAGCTAAGTGTCAAGAAGCACAAAGTGAATTACATGGAAACAATCAATCGATTGACAACTTCCAAAAAGCTATAGATCGTACACAAAGTGAGTTAGATAATATATCAAAAGGAACTGACATAGCAGCTGCTAATGACGATCTTGATAATCTAAAAGATGAGAATGATAGCTTAATAGAAGAGAAGTTAGTACTTAGTGAACAACAAAACTACAATTCAGTTATGACTCAGATGTTAAGAGATACTGGTATCAAAACTAAAATAGTTAAGCAGTATCTTCCTGTTATAAATAAGTTAGTAAATCAATACTTACAAATCCTTGACTTCTTTGTTTCGTTTAACTTAGATGAACATTTTCAAGAAACAATTAGATCAAGGTTTCGTGATAACTTTACATATGATTCTTTTTCTGAAGGTGAGAAGCAACGCATAGATTTAGCATTAC